CAGATCCTATATCATCTAATTACATAAAAATTACTGGTGTAGAATCGCTTGTAAGTTTCAAGGGAGCTACATTAGATGCTACTGGTCCAACTGGTGGTGGTCCAACCGGATTGACTTATGGAACTTGCTGCCTCTATGCAATTGAACCCTGGATTGAGCCTATATCAGGCCATTCTTATGCAGCAGGAGATATTGTAGCATCCTATAAAGTACCAAATCGTTGGACTTGTGGGTATTTGGCTAATCAGTTAAACTTCGAAGGTGTTTTCTTGCCTTCGTTGACTGCTACTGAATATGGCGGATTCTTTAACATTTCTGGTTTCTCTGGTTGTACTCCATGCGGAGCGACATATTCGACTGTGACCCCACTGAGCATTTTTACTTCTGGTGGTTCTGGTGGATATACCGCAGGAAACATTTATAGGAAAAATACCGATATCTTAACTGCTATTCCTTCTGGTTGCATATTGAGTATAATGTTCAATGATGAAGAAGATGTTACCTATTATTCTGACATAGAAAATCCAAGAATCAATCTTGATACTGATGGAACTATAGGTTCTTGCGAAGCATATCTAAAAACAGAATTTGTTGGTGGAATCAATCGTTTCAAGGTAATTGGAGCATATTTAACTGGCCAGCTATCATCAAGTAATTGTACTTATGTTGAGGCCCCTTCGCTGGCATCAGGCACTCTAAGCGTTTCTTCAGGAGAAAACGCAGACCCATCAAAATGTCTTGCATCTGTACAGTTCAATCTTGCTCCTATATCTTCAGATGGAGCGTATCTAAAGATCTACGATCTTCTGAGAACAACCCAAATTTCAGTTTCTGTCGAGCTTTCAGAAGCAGAAATTAACACAGTTTTTAACAATCCCGCCACATACTCCTTCGAATCTGCATTCTTGGTTTCTGGAATTAAAAATTCCAGCGGATACAGAATTCAATCTGATGGTGCTAGAAGTTACACGAAAACCCCAATAAAGACCAGCGCATCGGCAATAATTACTTCAATTAGTGGTGATATAGATAGCATTCAGGCAGAAGATTTTGTTGCAGATTTTAGCGATCCAATCGATGCAAATTATTTGACAAACAAAACATCAGCAACGAAAACTATAGGAAGTGGCTCACGGATCTATGTTCCAGGAAAACCAACATCAAGCTTTAACTTGTCTTTTGGGAATTTTGCGACTGGAATATCTGGTTCTGTAGAAATATCATCATATGATGCATATTCTTTAGGTACAGGCGGGTCATATACTGTTCAGTATTCTGGTGGCGGTACTGCCAGCTTTACCATAACTGCTATTACTGGACCGAGTATAAATATGAGTGATTGTACCGTATTGTTCACTACAGACACACTCATACAGGCAGAAAACACTTTTAACCTAATATTCAATATCTAACATGGCTGCATACCCCTTTGACGATCAATTTCCATTAACAAATTACCCTTATTCAAGCAGAACATGGGGTGGAAGTGTTGATAGCACCACCAAAAAGAACCATTCTATGGTTGCATTTAAGGCGGGTAGCAAACTACAAGCTTCTGAATTAAACGAAATACAGGAAATACTGTTCCTTCAAAATACTCTAAACATGAACATGATTCATGAGTGGACTAGTCATTTGGCAGGAACTACCGCAAAAGGTCCAGCATGGGACGGTTCTACTCCATTGTTTCCCAAAACAAGTCCACAGGGCGGAACTGCTCTACCTTTGGTTGGGTACACTTTTAATAGCTCAAGCGGAATAACGATCTCTTTTAGAGAAGGTTGGTATTTAGCAACTCTACCTTCAGGAGTTAAAAATTGGGTATATAACAGTACCGATAAAACTGTAAGAGTTAGCCCAACATCAAGCACAGAATATTATGCTGGACTTTCTTTTGGAATAGATTATATTACATGTACTGATGATTCTTCGTTAAGTGATAATTCAAGTGGTGCTCCAAATACTAGCATCTGCGGCGCAGATAGATTCCAGATTGATTTCTTAAGCGGTCAAATAACAGGTTCATCAGGATTTAATGATAATAGTTTCAATAAAATTTTGAAATTTACTGCGGTTGGTTCAACTTTAACTATTCAATACATTAATGGTACTACTATTTAAGGATTAATATGAGTGAGAAAAAACCTTGTAATTGTGCAAATAAGAAAAAATTTTCAGACTCTCCGCTAGAACAATCAAAAATTAAAAAGTCCGTCAGTATGATTCAGGGCTATGCTATGGCTATGGCATCCAGAGGATTTAAGGATAAGAAGGTTGATAAAACGGTAAAGCAACTCAGAGTTTTGAGCTGCTTTGGTAACGAGGGACAAGGCGGTGAACTACCTCCTTGTAGCCATCTAAAGACCTCTGAGACTGATGGTAAGTTCTTCTGTGGGGCGTGTGGTTGTGGCGATAGAAAGGCTACTTGGCTCAACGGCAGCGACCAGGAATATAGTAAGCTTGATTATCCAAAGGTAAATTGTCCTATTGGAATGCCTGGATTCTCAAACTATACTCCAAGTCAGCCACATGAAGCAAATGAGCCACAGAGCAGAAAACATTATGTGGAGAACATGAACATCATGGAAGTTCAAAAGGTAGAAGTAACTTCTCCAGAAACACCAAAAGAAGTTGCCGATGTAATTGAAGCTCTTCAAACCGTAGAGAAGAACAAGGAGACTCCGAAGTAATGGCTGTGCATAAATACTGTAAATGGCACAACCTAACTCCAGAGAATCCATAATTCAATACGCTTTCCGGCAGCTAGGTGCTCCGGTTGTAGAAATAAATGTCGATTATCAGCAAGCCCAGGATAGGCTTGATGATGCTTTACAATTCTTCTCAGAACGCCATTTTGATGGGGTTGAGAGGGCATTTTTTACTTATCAATTAACAGAACAGGATATCGCAAATAAGTATGTTGATACTAATGCTCTAGGGCCTATAGTAGGCTCTAGTTCTGGTGGTCCAACCGGATATGATATTCTATCCGTAATAAAAATTCTTCCTTTTGGAACTTTAACAAGTAATTATTTGTTTGATGTTCGATATCAATTAGCATTAAACGATGTTTACGGCATTAATACCAATTTAGGTTTTGTTAATTCTTCACCAATTGCAAATTTTGATATAACAAAAAGATATATTCGCCTTATTGAAATGATGTTCGATCCAGAAAGAACCGTTCGTTTTAATAAAGTTACAAATAAAATCTACATTGAAATGGATTGGACGGCAGTTTCAGCTGGAACATATATCACTATTGAGGCTTATGTGAATTTAAATCCTGATGTTTACACAGAAATTTTTAACGATAGAATGTTAAAGAAATATTTTACTGCTCTTGTAAAGAAGCAGTGGGGGCAAAATCTATCCAAGTTTGATGGTGTTGCTTTGCCTGGTGGTGTTGCCTTAAGAGGGGGTACGATTCTAGCAGAGGCCGAAAGAGAAGTAGCTATTCTTGAAGATCAGATCATCTCCGCTTATGAACTTCCTCCAGATATGATGACGGGATAAAATGGCTCGTAATCCTTACTTCAATTTTCAGTCTGGCGAACAGAATGTAACTGAAGACATCGTTATTGAAATTATCAAAATGATGGGTCAGAATGTTTGGTATATTCCCCGTGAAAATGTAAATTTGGATAGATTGTTTGGTGAAGACCAGTTAAATAAATTCACTAAAGCCTATCCAATAGAAATGTATCTGGTGTCATTTTCCGGTTATGATGGCACGGATGTAATTACTAAATTTGGCCTAGAAGTCAAAGACAGAGTAACTTTAGCTGTTAGTAGAAAAAGATTTACGAACGAGGTCACAACGCACACTTCGACCATCGTTCGCCCAAGAGAGGGCGATATAATATATTTTCCCCTCTCAAAAACCATGTTTGAAATCAACTTCGTAGAACACGAAGCTCCGTTCTACCAGTTGGGCAAACTGTATGTTTATACGCTTTCTTGCGAAACTTTCAACTATTCGGCAGAACAGTTCCAGACCGGAAATACGGATATGGATACTATTCAGGATATCAAACAAAATATTTACAACTTCTTACTGGGCGCAAATGTTAACGGATTTACAGCGTCCTACAATAAGACGGATCGTGGAGAAAAGTTCTATGTGGCAGGATCGCTATCAGGCACAACTGCATATTTCAGAATGCTTGATTATGATGTTTCTGGCAATACTATGACCGCAGAAATGATGGCACTGGATGGGGTTACTTTCTCCGGGCCAACAACACTTACAAGTGCTGTTTCTGGCATCACATATCTTGTTCGCCAGATCAATGGAACAGACAATTACGGAACAGTCAATGTTATTCTACAAGATGCAGATGGCGAAAATCCGCCATTGGATTATCAAAGAGGATTTACTGGCTCTGGAAGCAAGTACGATACTCCTATAATTAATTTTAGCGAAACTGATCCATTCTCGGAAGGCAACTACTAATGTTTAACACATATAACAATCAATCATTACGAAAGTTAGTAGTCGCTTTTGGTTCTTTATTTGATGAGATTTATGTTACCAGAAAAAATGATACTACTGGAACAACAGAAAATATAAAAGTTCCTATTACTTTTTCCTCAAAGGAAAAATTTCTTAGAAGATTAGAATCAAATTCTTCAATTACAGATAAAGTAAAAACGCAAATAAATTTACCATATTTGAGTTTTGAACTAACAAATGTTGTTTATGACAGACAAAGAAAAAGAAATAAAATAAAAGTATCGTCTGCGTATGATAATAATACAGAGATTACATCAAAAACTTTTTCAGAAACACCTGTTGATGTGCAATTTAAAGTGTATTTTTACAGTAGAAGTTTAGAAGAAGTATTACAAGTAATGGAACAAATTTTACCTACATTTAATCCAGAATTTAATATGAGGATTAATTTTAATGATGTATTTACAAATATTAATGTTCCAATTTCATACAATGAAATGAGATTGCTTGATGATTATGAAGGTAATTTAGGTTCAAGAAGAATTTTAATTGTTACTATTGCTTTTAATGCATCTAGTTATATTTTTAATGAAATTAAAACTGGAAATGCGCCAACTTCTACATCTTTAAATATTAATACTCTTTTGATCAGTGATGAGGATATTACTCCAGAAACGCAATCGATTGTAATAAACGAAGATCTTCCGAATAGTTCTTATAATCTTCCTGATGCAAATTTAAATACTAAATTGACATGGATAGAGAGTGGCAATTTTTCTGGAAATACAGAAGTTATATTCACAAGAGAAGATACCGGAAAAGAAGTTGAAAGATTCTCTATACCAGCTGGGACTCAATCTATAAGCGGAAGCAATTATGGAAAATTGGAACAATCTATAGTCCAGGATAGAGGATTATGCGGAAGTGGTCTTGTATCTGGATATTTCATGTATAGAATGATTGTTACAAACGGAAATACTACAGCATCTCAATCGTTTGTAATCATTACAATTACTGGGAGTGGAATTTGCTAATGGAACCATTGAACGAATTTTTTAATATTGAACAACCAAAACAAATCATCGGAATAACTCAAGAATCTTCACCGGATAAAGATTTTGATTATGCCAAGCGCAATATGTACGACATCATTGAGAAGTCAAAACTTGCTCTTGAGGGAATTATGAAGGTTGCCACTGAAGGTGATTCTCCCAGAGCATACGAAGTGGTAACTCAAATGCTGAAAACCATGTCAGAGATCAACAAAGATCTTATAGATCTTGAAAAGATAAAGAACGAAGCAAATAAGACTACTATTAAAACAACTAATAATAATTCATTCTTCATAGGCTCTACTAGTGATTTACAAGATCTAA